CGTGTATGTTCGGTGCGAAACCCTGCAGAAGCGATATGCGTGCTGTGCTAAGGACTCTAGATGGGCTTGATGGCAAGAATGTTCTTAGAAGGACTGCAAGAGGTTTTTCCTCTTTCAGCACTTCATCTGTTCCTTCTCCTTCCACGTACAACGATGGGGAAGTGATTGGTACGGTAACGTACAAATCTCAACTCGATTGTTCTGTCCGTGCATATTGCCTCTACAGTGTCGAAAACGACATGGGACTGCAAGGTCAGTTAGGCCTCAGAGCATCCGACATTCCGTCGGCACTTTGGGAACTAACTCCCTATTCATTCCTTGTAGATTGGGTTTCTAACGTTGGCGATTTGATCGCTGCGTTGACACCCATCGCTGGAGTAACTAGAATCTCCGAGGGTTACACTACAAGCAAAGTCTTTACTGGTATTTCGACCTTATCGTCGATTACTAGTACGGACCCAGCCAATTGGAGTGTGACCGGCGGAGGTGACACGCGAACGTATGTTTCTATAGAGAAGACACGCGTTCCTACTAATCTTACTGGCGAAATTAGATTGGTGCTCTCTATGAGCCTTAATCTAAATCAAATCAGTGAGGGATTTTCTCTTTTAACCCAGAAACTTAACGGTTTCAAATCTCCGAGAGTTTAATATGCTGATCAATACACGTACTTATAACGTCGACCGTACTTTGCCCGACGCGGTTAGTTACGCTGGCCCTGCTAATTCACTCACCATCACCGATAAATTCGAGATGAAGCGTGTTTTTCCCAAGGTCAGCGGAACTTTCCGCGGCGTCGCTAAGCCTTCGGCTAAGCTGACTAAGACGGTGGTCATTAATTCTACTACCGGTGAGACAGCCAATGCCATTTTCGAGTTTAGCGGTAGCCTTCCTGTTGGGATGGCTGCCGCCGATATCGATTCTGGTTTGGCTGACTTCGCTTCGTGGCTGGCATCATCTGATGCTAAAGCCCTGGCGAAGGTGCTAGATATTAACGCGTAAAACTTACAAAGGGTAATTTTGCCCTTTGACACTCCTCTCTTATGAGAGAAAGGCTCCAAACGTGAACCATCTAACACTTCTTGCGGCACTTATTGTGCTCGCAATCTCTTTCGGCTTCTACGCCGTAACCTTTAGTGGAGTAACGCGTAATGCGACTACCAAATCTCAAATCACGCAAAGTGAACAGAGACTCGTTACATATCCTTCCGGATTTGTTTCGGAACCTGGCAATTGACCTTCACCTCTGGGACGATATTAAGGTCCAGCGCGCAGAATCACTCCTACGCAATGGAAAATATATATCGTTCTTAGAGGAGACTGGTTTCTGGAGCACACAGCAGTATGCTTCACACGAAGAACATCTTCGCTGGAACCAGCTCTCGTGTCTATTGAAGAAGTACCCCTTTACCGATCCTAAGATCGATAGAGAAGGTACTGCGATGAAGAAATTCTTCAAAGCTGAGCATGTTTGTAGACGTGTTAACCAGCGGTTTGCCGCTAGGAAACGCGTTCGCAACAGGCCTCTTCCCTATTCGCAGATTTTAGAATCTGCGCGCAGGCATATAGAGTCTCTTATCGGCTTTGAACCCGATATGAATTCTATATTAGACAAGTGTGATTTTGGTCCGGGGGCTTCCGTAGGCGTTCATGGATCCTCGACTCATTCAGCTGCGAAGCTAATGTCTCGATGGTCTGTAACACCTGCCGCTCTCCCCGTCGCGATCTCTGCCCTCTGGAGAAATTTCCAGATACAAGAGCACCTCCTAGGAGGGTCTCCTGTATGTCTCGATTTCGACATCTTTTATGATGCCGTTATTAAGAAGGTCGATTTCACGTGTTCCAATAAAATCATTTGTGTACCTAAAACTGCTATGACCGATAGGACCATAGCTATAGAACCTCTTTTGAATGGTTTCGTTCAGAAAGGAATAGACATCGAACTCCGTCACCGTTTACGGCGATGGGGTATCGATCTCTCCGATCAGACTCGAAATCAACGGCTTGCGAAGGCCGGTTCATTAGAGAGTTTTAATCCGTTTGTCACCATCGATCTGAGCAGCGCCTCTGACACGATATCTAAATGTATCGTTCAAGAGTTACTGCCAACACCTTGGTACTCGCTTCTATGCCGCTTACGCATCACCGATTATGAGTATAA